TCAGGCTGCTGGCAGTGGATTTTCCAGAGGATTGAAACGCACGGCATCGCTGAGGTAGTCCGGTGCAAAGTGGGCATAGGTCATCGTTTGATGGATATTGTGATGCCCCAGGATTTTTTGCAGCGCGAGGATGTTGCCGCCGGACATCATAAAATGTGATGCAAAAGTATGACGGAAGACATGCACCGCCTGCCCTGCTGGTAAATCTGGCGCCACAGTCTTGAGCACAGCACGCACCAAGTAATAGTCCAGGTCACGGAACAGCGGGCCGCGGTTCACCCCGGCTGTTATTTCTTTACACAGTTCGTCAGAGATCGGCACGGTGCGATTCTTGCCGTTCTTGGTGTTGATGTAAGTCACCCGCCCAGCCAGTACATCTTCGCGGCGTAAATTCGCAGCTTCACTCCATCGAGACCCTGTTGCCAGGCAGAGCTTGACCACTTTCAAGTTGTCCCCAGATAGCGCGGCAAGGACTTCACTGATTTCATCCTGAGTGAGGTAACCCATCGACCGCTCAACCAGCTTGACCTTCTTCATCTCCTTGAGCGGATGCTCATGATGGTAATGACCAAGATCGATGAGTACCGAGAACACCCCGCCCAGCATCTCTTGATCACGGTTGACGGTCTTTGGCTGCCGGCCAGCATGCAGTCGCTGTGCCCGGTACTCGGAGAACAGCGCTCTGGTCACCTGTCTAGCCTGTGGATGGCGCAACGCCGCATCGATATTGTGCAGTTTCTTGCGTACCGCTTCCCCTGCTTTCAGGGTCTGACCATGGTAACGCCACCAGAGTTCGATGAGCTCAGAGAGCGGCCGGTTGTCTGCCGGGCGATCAACCCACCCCTTATTATGCTCGGTGGCAATCACCCAGCGTTCAAACTGCTGGGCTTCGGATTTGGTTTTGAAGCGCTTGCGGATCCGCTTGCCGTCACGACCTTGCGGGCGGATATCGACCAGATAACCTTCGGGGGTAGATTTAATGCTCATCTATGATTTGCACAACGCTTTCACTTTTTTGCTGTCTTCAATAAGCTTAATTACATGAGGGCGGGCAATCTTCCATTCAGCCTTTAATTTGTTTTTATCCGCACCAATCTTCGCCATGTTACAAAAATTTTGGGTTGAAATGCCAAACTCCTGAACTTGTGAAAACATGATGGGTATAATCAGTGATTCGTTTACCTGGGCTCCTACATAAGGAGCTAACATGTTATTGGCTTGTTCTATCGCAGGTTCAATTATTACGGCTCTGGATTTACAAACATCATCGCCACTAACTGTTCCATCCATGATTTTTTCAATATCGGCCGTGGTGCTGTATTGCTCCATCGCACTTTCAAATGAGGTATCTATTTTTTTTGCAACTGCGCACTGCTCTCTAAAATCAACGTCATTTTCACTGCTGATAGAGGGTGGTGGTGAAGACTGATTAGAGTATCCTGAACAAGTGCGCTTACTGGCACTATAGGAACCATCATTGCATACAAAACGCCCGCCATCACAATGCGAGATCCCGCCTTTACTGCCTGAGCATGGCTGCCGCCCTCGGGCCTCAGCTGCGTGGGTTATCAGCACCAATAGCCCGATAGTAACGACCTTAAGATACTGGCCAGACATCCTGCCTCCGGAAATAATTAATTTAATAACTTTTTAAGATCGTCAGGGTTATCAATTTTAAGTGCAATATTTTCTACCGCCATATAGTGCTCAAGCGATTTTACATCAACAACAGTCAAGGAAACATTCAGCTCGATTTTGCTTGAGTCGACTTCGCCAAACTTCAATGACAACTTTGTTGGGTGTTTTGATGACAGTACGTAATTTTTGTTATCCCAGTTACAACTTGCATTGATTGCGGGATTGTTTCTTTCTACTGATGATAATTCTGATTGGGGTGCTATAGCTGACTTCTGTATAGTTATATCGCAAAAGCTATCTTGATCGTTTTTCCCGAAATAAATAGACGCTGCTGGTTTTTCACCCAAGGCGAAACCATCCGATACCATAATTAAAGGCAATGGCTCATTAACGACTGTTTTGTCAGAGCCACAACCGACCAATAGCATAGAGCTAAGGAGTGATACGATGACTGAATATGAGTTCATGTTCATAGAATCCATTCGATTGTTCAATTTGGCTGCCACAGGTATTGACCGGTGCGACTCTTCACGCACTTTTGCATCCCTGTAGCGGTCTTAATCCGGGTGCCCCAGCTGAAGGGTTGCCCGTTGAACAGGCAGATATCTTCCCGCGTGAGCATCGCAGACTTGTTCTTCTCGGCCAGCAGTTCCCTTTCAAAGGCTGGCTGCAACACCAGGGTTCCCACAATGGCCAGTGTGGCCCCCATCCCCCAGGTGATCAGCGTCCTCCAAGGCCTGCTTTTTGGCTTGGACAGTTCTTGTGCTGCTGGCTGAACTGGTTGTTGACGGGTAGTCAGCTCCTCGATTGTTCGGGTCCGTTCTGCCAGCGCGTTTTCCAGCTCCGCTTTTTGCCTGACCAGCAGATTAGATTGCTGGAGCAACTTCATGCGCTCTTGCTCCCAGGCCGCCACTTTCTGGTTGACGTCTTGGCGCACCGAGACCTTATAGCGCTCTGTTTCCTCTTGCTGTTCGCACAGCTGACGACGCAACTGTGCAGCATCCAGCTTTGCAGCCAAGAGTTGCCGGGCTGATTCGAATTGCGAACGGTCCATCTCATCGATGGTATTAACGCCAAACGGGAAGTGCAGCGCTCGCCACTCTTCCTTTTCGGAGGTCTGGTTCTCGATCGCCAACGGCCTGATCAAATCACCAAGCTGCCTGCGCTCACCATTACTAAACCGGCGCTCGGGCACCACCTGGTTGTACACCACATCACGGCCAGCCACGTTATTGACTGGTTCCTCGAACATTTGCCGCACATTATTTGTCATCGGTTCGAGAGGAGGTTGACCATCCCTCATCGTTTTCTGGTGTCCTTCCCGATAATGAGGTCGCCTGTCGTGAGATTACCAATCGGGGAATTCACAAAGTTCTGCTGTGCGCCGTCACCGCTGTTGGTATTGATGACCTGCCCCGCCACTGGTTGAGTATCCGGGACCGACTTGGCAATGAGCTTTACCACCGCTTTGGCTAGTTGGGCCGCATTTACTTTGTCTTCAAGCGATAGCAGATCGACGGCATCCAGTACCGCCTGATGCACGGCTGCCTCACCAATCCCAGTCTGCTGACGTTCACCAGTGAGAACAAACAAGACATCCATTCCTACAGACCCAAGCGCACTTAGAGCGATGGCTGGAGGTGATGAAAGCCCTCTTTCCCAAGACTGCAGAGTAATCCGCTTAATGCCTGCCGATTCCGCAAGCGATTCCTGAGTGAGCCCCAATCGCTTTCGCTCACTTTTTAATCTATCAGCTATCAAAACATAGAATTCCATGCAATGGATGTTTACATGCATAGAAAACCATGCAAACATCAAAGCCATAGGTAGCTACCAACTACCACAAAGCACCACAAAACACACAAACAACCAGAGGGTACCACAATGGCCTCTAAATCCAAACGCATCCATATTCCCAGCGATGTCAGTGAGTTACCGAGCGACTATCCATTCGGCGACCGCATCAGTGAAAGCCTGGCCGACTACGCCCAGCGTCAGGGCGAGAAGATCAACACCATCCGAAAACGTGCCGACCGTGGTCAGCTCCCCGTCTTGCAAGACGGCCGTCGCGGTCATCGCCGCGTCAATCTCTATGCCCTCTATCTACAAGCTCGCTATCAGGCCGAACGTTTCGTGACCATGACGGTTGCCAGCTGAACCCAGATTATTGAGTCAAAAGGAGTTGGTCATGTTTGTTGAACGCCATGACATACATCTGAACTGGCACCAGGCCTGCCAGCTATTTGCGGATAACAACAGAGGGAAGGTTGCTGACCTTGGCCGAACCATCGGCATGAAGCACCCGCAGACCTTGAGCAACAAGTTGAACCCAGAACAAGAACACGAACTTACCGTGGCTGAAATGATCTCCCTCTACCACGCCACCAAAGACGAAACCCTGTTTGATGGCGCCCTGCTCTGCTGTGGCCTGACGGCTGTCGCCATTCCAAAAGGGGAACGCGCCCCGTCTCTGACCCATCAGGTGATCAACCTGAATTCCCAGATAGCAAACATCGGTCTGCACACCCTGGAGCTAACAGAACGCGGCCGAATCACCAGCCACGAGCACCGCACGTTCATGAGCATCGCTACTGCAGCGATGGGCTCGGTTGCACTGCTGATCAATGACGTAGAGCAGCGCTTTCAAGTGGTGTCGCCCCTTGCGGCACTAGCGATGTGAAGAGAGGAAATGATGAACACGTTACAAGCGAGTGCAGCCGAGAGAGCGCTGGCAGAAATGCGTCAGGCGATTTACCACGCCAATTGCAGGGTTGCGAAGTATTGGGGAGCACTCAACCAAGATCAGCGTGAGGCCATTTGTTACAACGCCAAGTTGCCCATCTCGCTGGCTAAACCTGAGTTTCCACTCGGAGAATGCGACCGAGAATCGCTTTGTTTGGCCATGCGTCGGCTCGGATACCAACACCTGTTTCACGGCGCGGTCACCCTCGAAGAGTGGCGATCCGGTTTGATACCACCGCCAGAAGAAAAACCAGAGGTAAGCAGATCAGCCGAACGGCTGGCACAGAGCAAGGGACTGTTGATGACACTGGTCAACAACCCACAAACCGCAAATTGCGGGCAAGAAAAAACCCCGATCACTGGTGCTGCAAACACCTAACGGGGCTCTTTATCAACCACTTACTAAGGAAAGTTGACATGCCAACTTTAGCAATCCCCTGCGCGCTGCGCAACCGCAAGATCCAGAACAGCCGCATTGCAGGCCCATATGCCGCCCGCTACTCGGAAAACGACCTGACGATCCTGAGCCAGCGAGCTAACGCCCTGGTCTGGGCTTCTCTGTTTGGTCACATCAATCGTCTCAATGCCCATCAAGGAGCCTAACCATGCAACCTATCAATCTGCCGTCCATGGGTCACCTCAACCATGAAGCTCGTCGCCGCCTGCGCAAGTTGCGTGAAGCATTGGGGCTAAGCCGCCCCAAGTTCGCCGAGAAACTGGGTATCCCGCCCACCACGCTCAAAAACTACGAGCTCGGCTATCGCGAGATCGGTGGCGGTTTCTTTCTGGCAATCGCCAACCACAACGAGCTCAACGAACACGCATTCTGGCTGATGACCGGTACCCAGAGATCCCCGCTCATCAACGTCGAGTAACCACCACTTGGCCGGTTCGCCGGCCTTATCGCTGAGCCCCTATGCGTGGGGGCTCATCGATAACCACTGCGAGGAAACACTTGATGAGCGATGCAATTAAGAATGTAGCCATTCTGCGCTCTGCACTGATCGGCATTATCGGTGTTGAAACAGAAGCGGAGCTGCGCCATATGGAAGCAGCCATTCGGACTCTTCCTGTCCCTGATAGCGACAGGGCTACGACTATCAATGCGATCCACGCCCTACTTGCCACTATGCCTGTCAGCCTGGAAGGGAGGTCCTCATGATCAAAGACCTGCGCCAGCAGTACCGCAACGCCATGGCCATCATCGAGCAGATGAAGCGGGGCGAATGGGAGTTCAAGGGGCACTATTTGTATGACTTCACGCCTGAATTCAGGTGCTACACAGCAGAGCGCGACAATGTAGAGCTTTGGTTGGCCAATGGTGGGTTCTTTTGCGGGGTGAGAGATAAGCCATGGGAGCTTGGCATTTTCGGTCACTTGGTGTGGCACTTCGGGGCCAAGCAAGCAAAACGTGCTCTTGAGCGCAAGATGCGCCGTCAGCCATCCGATATGTCAGGCGGTGCAGCATGAGCGACGCAATCAAGATAGCCGCCCAAGCCCCCAAGCTGGTAGAGGGGATGCTGGCCGACATGTTCGCCGCCCGCGCTGATGACAACCGCGTATGCATGGGATGCGTCCAGTCTGGCCCGCAACACATCCAGATCCAGCTGGTTGTTACCAGTCGCCCAGATGCGCTGCTCGATGATGACAGTGGTGACGATGACGAGTCAGGTACCACAGAGCCAGGCCAGCCGAGAAGCGGGCTGTGGCTGCATTGGCAGGAGTATCGGGCTAGCTGCATCAGCGCTTTCTCCGCCGCCTATGGGACTGTCGAAGCCAGGTACCTACACCTTGGCTCAATTCGTGCCATCTACTGGGCTGCGTTGGGACAAAACGATGTCGTGCTGGCTGCTGAGATCCGGGAATGGTGGGAAGAGTGCGCTCCCCTGCATGGCTTGGGCGAGGTGATCCAATGAGCAATAAGCAGATCATCGCCATGGCCGAGCTACTGCAACAACAGCGCCGGTTAGATTACTGGTGCGAAATCATGCGGTCTGACGATATCCGCCTGAGAACGCTCCAGAACGAGCTGCTATCCCTGCGCCGTAACCGCTACTCCATCGGGTATCCAGAGGTCGATTTGCCAGATCTGCTAAAGCGCTGCCGCCGTGCCAGAAACACCCGCAACCATGCCACCAACGTGATCGAGGGGTACCGCATCCAGTGCCGGCAGTTGCTCGACATCACTGGCATCCCCCAGATGCTGGCAAGCAGGAAGGCCACCTAAATGAAAAACACCCCCGATTTTGCTGAACGTGAGGCACAGCTTGTCGCTGAAATTGCGGCTTGGAATGCGACGGCACAAATAGACCTGGCCGCACTGAACCAATGCCGCCAACAGCTGAGAGCTGCACTCGCAAGTTGCCATCGTCGGGACTACGCTTGCGTCCTTCTGAGGCAGCGCTGCAGCCTGTATCGACACCTTTACCGGGTCTCTGTTAGCAACGTCCGCCGCCCAGAGTTCCAGCTCGCCAACCTGCGTTGCGAAGAGCCCCTGCCGTTCTGATGCACCTGCACCACCACGCCTCGCTATTTGATGCAAAACCCGTCCAGCCCAGGCAGCCTTCTGCCTGGAAGCTGGCTGCATCTGTCAAAACCATGGCAAAGAGCATCATGAACACGCGCCGCGTGGCGCTGTGCTCTTTGGCTGATTCACGCCTGCCGCCGGCTCGCCGAGCGCCATCTGCGCTGGATCTCGATAGCCAGATTGCAGCCATCCGCTCCTACTTCGCCGGGATCCACGGGGCCTATGCCCTGGACTGGGCGCTAGACTTGCTCGCTCGCCCCATTCCCCGAGCCAACGGTGGGCCAGGGGTGGAGTTGCCAAAAGACCTCTGTGCTGAGCTGTTCGTGGGCTATTGCCGCCGCCGCGCCCCTGACGTGCTCAAGGGGATTGCCATCACCAAGGATGCCAACCGCTGGCTCTCGAGCCGCATCAACACCCTGCGCCAGGTGCAGAACATTATCCCCGAGCCCCTCGAGCAGCTGCGCACCAAGGAGAGCCGCGAGCGCCTAGCCGTCAACTACGTCGAGCGCGTTGTCCGGCTGCGTGATGCTGCCACCGATTCAGGCAAGCAGCAGGTGCCGCCGATCCACCTGTGGAATATGTGCGGACAGCCAGTCGACGCATGGGGCATGCTGCCCCGCCTGCCAAAGTTTAGAACCACCGAGGGGCGCGACAGTTTCATTATCTCCCGTATTGTCCGCTGGCTTGACCCCAAGTGGTGGGAAAGACGCCTGCGCAAGATCTGGGATCAGTACAACGAACACTGCGCCATCCTGCTCGGCAAAGTACGCAAGGGCGTCTCTGCCTACGTCTCCAGTCAGGGGCTGCAGGCCTTTGTCGAACGCCAGCGAATGGCAGCCGCCTGGCTCAAGGACATGGAAGCCTATAACGCCCAGGAAGATATCGTCATCAGCCTGGAGGAGGCTGTCCAAGCATCCATCGCCAACCCCACAAACCGCCGCCACGAACTTGTGGTGCGCGCTCGGGGATTTTCTGACATAGCCGACGAAATGGGCTATGTGGGTATCTTCTTCACATGGACAGCACCGAGCCGCTTTCACCCATGGAAAACGGTGAAGGCTTCCCAGCCAGGCAAGGCCGACTCCACAGAAGAAAACCCCAAGTACGACGGTTCATCCCCCACCGATTCACAGCGCTACATCGCCAAGCTGTGGGAGCGCTGCCGATCGGCATTGGACCGCAACATATCCATGGCGCCAGGGTTGCCAGTACCCTGCAAGCCGCTTCGCTGCAGAAGTTTTCGCGCAATCCAGCCGCACATCGACGGCCCCGCTCGCTGGCACCTTGGCGGGGGCTGGGACACATTCCGGCAGCACCTCGCCAACACCCCGCGCCCCTATGATGACCCCATCAACTATTTCGGCTTTCGGGTAGTCGAGCCGCATCACGACGGTACGCCCCACTGGCACCTGTTGATCTGGGTCAAACCAGAGCACAAGCACCGCCTGATCGGCATCCTGCAGCGCTATGCCCTGAGCCATGACAAAGGCGATCTGGAGCGCAAGCGCCACCCAGAGAGCAAGTGCCCCTATAGCGACATCAACCCCCGTTTTAACTGGAAGGAGATGGACAAAGAGAAAGGCGGCGCAGTCGGCTACATCGTCAAGTACATCGCCAAGAACATCGACGGCCACCGCGTCGGCGACCAAGGTGATCTGGAAGCAGAGACAGCGGCAACAGAGGGAGCCCGCCGAGTAAGAGCCTGGGCCTCCCTCTGGGGCCTGCGCCAGTTCCAACCTTTGAAAGGCCCTCACATCACAGGCTAGGAGCCAAGGACGGCGGGTTTTGGGGTGTGGGCGAGCGCAGCGAGTTAAAGGGTTTCGAGCGAAGCGAGCATCTTTACCCCCTTGGAGCTCTGGCAACAACGGGACGGGACGGCCACATCCAGCAGACACGCTCCGGGGAGTGGGAGCTGCGCAAATGCGGGTCACAGGCTACCACTGGAGCCAAGGACGGCGGGTTTTGGGGTGTGGGCGAGCGCAGTAAAGGGTTTGGTTTCGAGCGAAGCGAGCATCTTTACCCCCTTGGAGCTCTGGCAACAACTGTACGGGACGATCTCGGAGGATCTAAGAAGGATCCATTTAGCGGGATGAATCTATTCCATTTGGGGCTAAACGGGGAAGACGTGGCAATGATCCAGCGTGGCCTGATTGTGAAAGCCGGAGACAGGTTCATATGCGTTCGAAATGGTGACCTGAAGGTGTCAGAAAAGCACCCATACGCATCACTGGATGAGCCGAGCGCATTCCATTTGGAGATGGAAGCCAGGCGGCGAGAGGAGCGCCGCAGTGCTGCGCTCGATGAAGTGCGCGGGCTACTGCTCGAATCAGGAGACCCGCGAGCATGGCTGGCATCGATGACGGCCGCCGGCACCGATGACTCGCTGACGCTGCTTGATGCCCTGGGGGATGGGGATGCCGAGGTGGCTCGCCTCCAGCTTGAGCGGCTGCGTGACCGGGCAGGGCCTGCCGAGGAGCCACTGCATGCAGCGGGAGCAAAAGCCCGTCTGCAGGCTATGAAAGAGAGCAACGAACGCCATAAAGAAGAGATCGCCGCCGCACGCAAGCGTCGGGGCTTTGACTAACAACAACCAGGAAGTAAATGACATGACTGATGGGGTATACGGATTAGAGTGAGCATTGATTAAATATCAATCAAATCAATGCTCTTGTCAGATTAACTCTGGTTGTGTGTATCTGTATGATCCGCAACCAGCTCAAAAGCAGGCACTGGCATGTCAATTCTGGTGCCATGGAGAAACAGCTCAGGCTCCTCGATCAGGATCATCTCAGTGGGTTCAGGCCGAGGCTTGTTGAGTGATTCTGCTGTGGTCTCCAAGCCACCTTTGGTGAACAGTAACTTGGCCCTGAGCACCTCAAAACTGTAACCACGACCAGATCTGAACGCTGCCTTGATCAGGTTGTTCAGGCTTTCAGTCAGAGCGTTCGTGTACCGGAAGTCCCACCAATTGAAGATCTCCTCATGCCAGTTCCGCATCGCCGTGATCGCCTGGGAGAAATGCCTTTTGGTTTCGCTGTCAGTGATGCGCAGCCAGTTATCCCAATACTTGATAGCGTCATCCCTGGTTGGCATGAGCCACAGGTCAAGAAACCCTTCCTTGGCGTTATAGACAGACATCAGCTCTGGATACTCCTCAGTCCAGAAATGGAAGCTGGCGAGCTCATTCAGTCCTGTGATGTTGTCTCGGCGCTTGAGCAAGATCTTTCTGTCGTCTTTAAGCCGGAGCCGCTCCTTCTTCGACAGCGATGCTCGCAGACCTTTACGGGCCGCCTCCATTGCCTCGTTCGCCATCCTGGCAACGTGGAACCTGTCTATGACCACCACCGCATTTGGCAGGATGTCTCGCACCGCGTTCCTGTAGGGTCGCCACATGTCCATGCAGACAATCTCAATGCCAGCCCATCCACGCAGGCGAACGATGGCGTTTTTGGCGGCCTCCTGAGAGCGATCTCGCCGGAGGTCGAGAAGGGTCTTGCGCTCGATATCCGTCAGTACAAGGTGCATTTTTTGGCTGAAATGTGTTTCATCGATCCCGAGTACCCTCGGAGCCTGCCAGTCGTGCTTGCTCTCGATGAGCTCCACGTAGTTGGAGAACACGTTGCGCACGGTCTCTCGTTTGATAACGGTGAGCCATTCATGGATGGAGAGACGACGCTGCACCTCAAACTAAATGTCACCGAGCAGCTCCTGGCTGGCCGAACTGTGGATCCGGGGACAGTGAAGTGGTGGAACGGCAGAGGCGACGCGGCCAGGGCCAGCATCATCAACGGCCACTCAGTATCGACCCGCGAGGCGCTTGCCCTGTTTTCAGGCTTTGTCCAGGGCGCGCAGATGTTCGCCCGCGGTACCGACTTTGATCCCCCTATCTTGGCAAGCCTGTTTGAGGACTTCGGCTTGCCGGTACCCTGGCGCTTTAACCAGGTGCGCGATGTGCGGACCTACATCGATGCGCTGTCAGGTGGTACCAAGGGATACCTGGAAAACTGGCAGGCTCCGGATTGGTTCGTTTCCCACAACTCGCTCCATGACTGCATCAGGGACGCAATGCAGATGCAAAACACCGGAGCTCAAGTAACCAAGACGATTAGTTGATAGATAACAGCTGCAAAAAACGGCGTGACTAGCGCAGTCTGTCACACCGTTTTTTGTGGCCGGCAAGCGAAGCGCGGCAGCTCTGGCAGGTAGCGAAATGCAACAATTTGTTGCATTTATTGGCGTGTGACATATACTCATAGTCCACTCCAGCCCAAACAAAACAGGCAATAGATATGGCACAAACAGTACGCTTAGACGATGACTTCATCGCCGATGTGAAGATCCACGCGTCTGCCGCCCATCGTTCCTTGCCGAAGCAAATTGAGTACTGGTCCAAGATTGGTCGCATGGTCGAAGACAACCCGGACCTGCCTTTCAGCTTCATCAAAGATGTGATGCTCGCAGCAGAACAAGTCAAAGAAGGGCAAGTAACCCGCTATGTCAGAAGAACAAAACGAGATTGAGGTTTTTGAGTCAAGCCTGTTCACCAAGCAACTCAAAAAGCTTCCTGCGAAAGACCTGAAAGTAGTGGAAGACGAAATCGAGCGGGTCATTGACGACCCCGAGATCGGCGAACAAAAGAAGGGGGATTTATCGTACCTGCGGGTGCACAAATTCAAGCTCAAGGGACAACTCGTACTGCTTGGCTACTCTTGGAAAGACGCGGAGCTGCAGCTCTACCTACTGAGCGTCGGTCCCCATGAGAACTTCTATGATTCTCTTAAAGAACGCCGCAAAGCGGACTTGAAGTTGATCGGATGATATATACGAAGGGGCGCATCATGCGCCCCTTTTTCATTATCCCAGGTTGAGTTCCCGCTGCAGGGCCTGCCGTCCCTCTTGGCTAAGCGAGTTTATAAGGCTCAAGGCCAGTTGGCTGGTCGTGCGCCCAGATGGGCTCAGAGGATGGCTGTATGACATCTGCGACACCCAGATGTGTCCGCATTCCGCATCCGTGCACTGGCAGTACAGATCGGCGGTGTCGCGGCTCAGGCGGTGCGTCTTGGTGATGCGCCCCAGCTCCCCACATTCCCGACAAAATACCCGCATAAATCCCCCCTGATACCGTCGATGAAAAACCGTCCGATTATATCCTAACGCTGGATCTCTATACAGTAGCGCTAGCCTCCAAAGACCGATTGAAATCCACCTGCAGCCGGCGCGGAAGGTTGGCCCCATTGATTGCATCCTGGATAAGCTCACACATCGGGATCGTCTCATTGCGGGCATAAGTCCGGTCGTACTGCTCTGGGTTTCCGAGGCCCCCGCTGCCGTTGGCCGGGATGATGCCGGCGAGTGCGGCGGGGAACCGGTGTGCGGTAAGCACATCCTGGGCGGTGATCGCTTTGATGGCCGCAAACTCGTCCTTGGTCGCGATGTCCCCCACCGGGATCAGCTTGATGCCATCGGGCTTGCCGCCCGGGATATTGACGAACATCGAACGGAAGTTCCCAACCCCCTTGGAGCTCGCGATCATCTCCTTCATTTCCGCTTCCTGGTCATCGTCCATGTTCGGGTCAGTGGCGTAGAAGATGAACCCCATGTGCGCCCCGTTGAGGAAGTATTTACGCCGAAACATGGTTGCATCCTGGTTGAGCAGGGCAGACTGCAAGCCACCCAAGTAGTCAGGCTGACCATAAACCTGTTGCACCGGGTCATATTGGGCCAGCCAGATGATGTCCTCGGCTCGGTAGTGTTTGTAACTGCCGTCCCGCTGCAACATCAGGAAATTGCCATCCTGACAGCGGCGCAGATACAGGCTCGACAGGGGATAGAGCCCCACCACCTGGCCAAACCCGTTGCGCAATTTCAGCAGGGCTGCATCCCCGAACTGGAGCAGGTTATGCACAAAGGCGGTGATCACCTCCCTGGGCACGCCCTCGCTGCTGATAAACCGGCCCGATACCATGTTGCGCCGCGCCATCAGGATGGCCCCATGGTGCGCATTGGCGCGGGCGACTTTGGCCAGCCCCTGCCTGTCGATTGGCGGCATGTAATACTCGCCCCAGGGGCTGTAGAACACGTCCGTGTAATCGGTCATCCAGGCTGTAGGGTCGATGGGTTCGGCAATGGAAAAGCTGACCGTGGGCCGGTTGCTGGTTGTACTGGGGGTGGGCCGCTCGGCCCGCGGGTGAAAGCGCTGTTTGCGGCTCATGTTTTCCTCGTTTACTGATGGCCCAGGTGGATTTACGGCGGCGTGATGTGTCGAGCGGTTCGTTGTCTACCGCATGAGCAATGGCAAAGAACACATCAGCGTGTCCGGTCTCACTGCTGCGCGAGGCCCGGAACGTCAGCTGGCCGCCGCCGGTAGTGCTGCGCTTGATACTCATGAAGGCCAGCGGGATCTCGATGTCTTCCTGATCCCACTCGATGCGGTCTGACTCGACCAGCCGACCACTCTCAAAAACTACGAGCTCGGCTATCGCGAGATCGGTGGCGGTTTCTTTCTGGCAATCGCCAACCACAACGAGCTCAACGAACACGCATTCTGGCTGATGACCGGTACCCAGAGATCCCCGCTCATCAACGTCGAGTAACCACCACTTGGCCGGTTCGCCGGCCTTATCGCTGAGCCCCTATGCGTGGGGGCTCATCGATAACCACTGCGAGGAAACACTTGATGAGCGATGCAATTAAGAATGTAGCCATTCTGCGCTCTGCACTGATCGGCATTATCGGTGTTGAAACAGAAGCGGAGCTGCGCCATATGGAAGCAGCCATTCGGACTCTTCCTGTCCCTGATAGCGACAGGGCTACGACTATCAATGCGATCCACGCCCTACTTGCCACTATGCCTGTCAGCCTGGAAGGGAGGTCCTCATGATCAAAGACCTGCGCCAGCAGTACCGCAACGCCATGGCCATCATCGAGCAGATGAAGCGGGGCGAATGGGAGTTCAAGGGGCACTATTTGTATGACTTCACGCCTGAATTCAGGTGCTACACAGCAGAGCGCGACAATGTAGAGCTTTGGTTGGCCAATGGTGGGTTCTTTTGCGGGGTGAGAGATAAGCCATGGGAGCTTGGCATTTTCGGTCACTTGGTGTGGCACTTCGGGGCCAAGCAAGCAAAACGTGCTCTTGAGCGCAAGATGCGCCGTCAGCCATCCGATATGTCAGGCGGTGCAGCATGAGCGACGCAATCAAGATAGCCGCCCAAGCCCCCAAGCTGGTAGAGGGGATGCTGGCCGACATGTTCGCCGCCCGCGCTGATGACAACCGCGTATGCATGGGATGCGTCCAGTCTGGCCCGCAACACATCCAGATCCAGCTGGTTGTTACCAGTCGCCCAGATGCGCTGCTCGATGATGACAGTGGTGACGATGACGAGTCAGGTACCACAGAGCCAGGCCAGCCGAGAAGCGGGCTGTGGCTGCATTGGCAGGAGTATCGGGCTAGCTGCATCAGCGCTTTCTCCGCCGCCTATGGGACTGTCGAAGCCAGGTACCTACACCTTGGCTCAATTCGTGCCATCTACTGGGCTGCGTTGGGACAAAACGATGTCGTGCTGGCTGCTGAGATCCGGGAATGGTGGGAAGAGTGCGCTCCCCTGCATGGCTTGGGCGAGGTGATCCAATGAGCAATAAGCAGATCATCGCCATGGCCGAGCTACTGCAACAACAGCGCCGGTTAGATTACTGGTGCGAAATCATGCGGTCTGACGATATCCGCCTGAGAACGCTCCAGAACGAGCTGCTATCCCTGCGCCGTAACCGCTACTCCATCGGGTATCCAGAGGTCGATTTGCCAGATCTGCTAAAGCGCTGCCGCCGTGCCAGAAACACCCGCAACCATGCCACCAACGTGATCGAGGGGTACCGCATCCAGTGCCGGCAGTTGCTCGACATCACTGGCATCCCCCAGATGCTGGCAAGCAGGAAGGCCACCTAAATGAAAAACACCCCCGATTTTGCTGAACGTGAGGCACAGCTTGTCGCTGAAATTGCGGCTTGGAATGCGACGGCACAAATAGACCTGGCCGCACTGAACCAATGCCGCCAACAGCTGAGAGCTGCACTCGCAAGTTGCCATCGTCGGGACTACGCTTGCGTCCTTCTGAGGCAGCGCTGCAGCCTGTATCGACACCTTTACCGGGTCTCTGTTAGCAACGTCCGCCGCCCAGAGTTCCAGCTCGCCAACCTGCGTTGCGAAGAGCCCCTGCCGTTCTGATGCACCTGCACCACCACGCCTCGCTATTTGATGCAAAACCCGTCCAGCCCAGGCAGCCTTCTGCCTGGAAGCTGGCTGCATCTGTCAAAACCATGGCAAAGAGCATCATGAACACGCGCCGCGTGGCGCTGTGCTCTTTGGCTGATTCACGCCTGCCGCCGGCTCGCCGAGCGCCATCTGCGCTGGATCTCGATAGCCAGATTGCAGCCATCCGCTCCTACTTCGCCGGGATCCACGGGGCCTATGCCCTGGACTGGGCGCTAGACTTGCTCGCTCGCCCCATTCCCCGAGCCAACGGTGGGCCAGGGGTGGAGTTGCCAAAAGACCTCTGTGCTGAGCTGTTCGTGGGCTATTGCCGCCGCCGCGCCCCTGACGTGCTCAAGGGGATTGCCATCACCAAGGATGCCAACCGCTGGCTCTCGAGCCGCATCAACACCCTGCGCCAGGTGCAGAACATTATCCCCGAGCCCCTCGAGCAGCTGCGCACCAAGGAGAGCCGCGAGCGCCTAGCCGTCAACTACGTCGAGCGCGTTGTCCGGCTGCGTGATGCTGCCACCGATTCAGGCAAGCAGCAGGTGCCGCCGATCCACCTGTGGAATATGTGCGGACAGCCAGTCGACGCATGGGGCATGCTGCCCCGCCTGCCAAAGTTTAGAACCACCGAGGGGCGCGACAGTTTCATTATCTCCCGTATTGTCCGCTGGCTTGACCCCAAGTGGTGGGAAAGACGCCTGCGCAAGATCTGGGATCAGTACAACGAACACTGCGCCATCCTGCTCGGCAAAGTACGCAAGGGCGTCTCTGCCTACGTCTCCAGTCAGGGGCTGCAGGCCTTTGTCGAACGCCAGCGAATGGCAGCCGCCTGGCTCAAGGACATGGAAGCCTATAACGCCCAGGAAGATATCGTCATCAGCCTGGAGGAGGCTGTCCAAGCATCCATCGCCAACCCCACAAACCGCCGCCACGAACTTGTGGTGCGCGCTCGGGGATTTTCTGACATAGCCGACGAAATGGGCTATGTGGGTATCTTCTTCACATGGACAGCACCGAGCCGCTTTCACCCATGGAAAACGGTGAAGGCTTCCCAGCCAGGCAAGGCCGACTCCACAGAAGAAAACCCCAAGTACGACGGTTCATCCCCCACCGATTCACAGCGCTACATCGCCAAGCTGTGGGAGCGCTGCCGATCGGCATTGGACCGCAACATATCCATGGCGCCAGGGTTGCCAGTACCCTGCAAGCCGCTTCGCTGCAGAAGTTTTCGCGCAATCCAGCCGCACATCGACGGCCCCGCTCGCTGGCACCTTGGCGGGGGCTGGGACACATTCCGGCAGCACCTCGCCAACACCCCGCGCCCCTATGATGACCCCATCAACTATTTCGGCTTTCGGGTAGTCGAGCCGCATCACGACGGTACGCCCCACTGGCACCTGTTGATCTGGGTCAAACCAGAGCACAAGCACCGCCTGATCGGCATCCTGCAGCGCTATGCCCTGAGCCATGACAAAGGCGATCTGGAGCGCAAGCGCCACCCAGAGAGCAAGTGCCCCTATAGCGACATCAACCCCCGTTTTAACTGGAAGGAGATGGACAAAGAGAAAGGCGGCGCAGTCGGCTACATCGTCAAGTACATCGCCAAGAACATCGACGGCCACCGCGTCGGCGACCAAGGTGATCTGGAAGCAGAGACAGCGGCAACAGAGGGAGCCCGCCGAGTAAGAGCCTGGGCCTCCCTCTGGGGCCTGCGCCAGTTCCAACCTTTGAAAGGCCCACCGGTCGGGATCTGGCGGGAGCTGCGCAAGTTACCGGGTCGCCTGCAGGAGGCAAAAGGGATCGTCGTGGCCCCCTTGGCCAGCCCCATCATGGAAGAGTGCCGGCGCTATGCCGATGCCGTGGACTGGAAGAACTTCACCCAGGCCATGGGCGGCCCCTGCTGCCGTCGTGATGAACGCCCTTTGAGTATCCACCGCACAGCCTTTGCCAAGCCAAATCAGTACGGCGAGCCGACCACCAAGCTCGTGGGCGTGCGCGCCGCTGACGGCCACATCCAGCAGACACGCTCCGGGGAGTGGGAGCTGCGCAAATGCGGGTCACAGGCTACCACTGGAGCCAAGGACGGCGGGTTTTGGGGTGTGGGCGAGCGCAGCGAGTTAAAGGGTTTCGAGCGAAGCGAGCATCTTTACCCCCTTGGAGCTCTGGCAACAACTGTACGGGACGATCTCGGAGGATCTAAGAAGGATCCATTTAGCGGGATGAATCTATTCCATTTGGGGCTAAACGGGGAAGACGTGGCAATGATCCAGCGTGGCCTGATTGTGAAAGCCGGAGACAGGTTCATATGCGTTCGAAATGGTGACCTGAAGGTGTCAGAAAAGCACCCATACGCATCACTGGATGAGCCGAGCGCATTCCATTTGGAGATGGAAGCCAGGCGGCGAGAGGAGCGCCGCAGTGCTGCGCTCGATGAAGTGCGCGGGCTACTGCTCGAATCAGGAGACCCGCGAGCATGGCTGGCATCGATGACGGCCGCCGGCACCGATGACTCGCTGACGCTGCTTGATGCCCTGGGGGATGGGGATGCCGAGGTGGCTCGCCTCCAGCTTGAGCGGCTGCGTGACCGGGCAGGGCCTGCCGAGGAGCCACTGCATGCAGCGGGAGCAAAAGCCCGTCTGCAGGCTATGAAAGAGAGCAACGAACGCCATAAAGAAGAGATCGCCGCCGCACGCAAGCGTCGGGGCTTTGACTAACAACAACCAGGAAGTAAATGACATGACTGATGCCATCAGCCTGGAACCCAAGGACATGGGGATCACCGGGATGGATCTGGCCTGGCTCAAATACACCGCCGTGTTTTCCCTGGAAAGCCTGCCGTTTCGGGAATGCCGCACCGAGACCCTGCTGGCGGTGATCGCCAGCTGGATACAGGAAAACGACCCTTTCCGCGAACGCTTCGCCCTGCCCGATCCCACCTATGACGTGGTGCCCAATGATGAGCACAGCGCCGACCTGGATCTGGAAGTGAAATTCGCCGAGCCCCTGCGCATCGTGGAAGACCCGGCCGGTGCAGTCCGCTGGCTGGATAAGACCTGGACCGTGGCCCCCTTTGAAGTGTGGGTGGCCGATGAAATTACCCTGTCGGTGGCAGGCAGCGCCCACCCTGTCTACCCCGCTAACCCCGAGACTTAAGGAGCCCGCACCATGTGGCCTTATGTACAGATCAACAACTTGAACCAGATGCAGGGGCCGGTGACCGAGGTCGAACGCCACCTGCTGTTCATCGGCCACGCCGCCAACAACGCCGGCAAGCTGCTCTCCCTCAACACCCAGAGCGACTTCGACAAGCTGCTGGGTGATGCCGCCAGCGAACTGAAAGCCAACCTGCAGGCCGCCATGGCCAACGCCGGCCAGAACTGGAGCGCCGGCGCCTACGTGCTGCCCGCTGAAATGGACTGGAAAGACGCGGTACGTGATGCCCAGAAAACCCAGTCGTTTGAGGGGGTCGTGGTACTGGGGCAAGCGTGGGACGAGGCGAAAATCAACGCTGCCCACGCCCTCAACCAGGAGCTCATCGCCAAATGGGGGCGCTGGCAGTTCATGCTGCTGGCCGTGCCGGGCATCGTCTCGACCGCCGAGGGGGGTCAAGACTGGAGCGAGTACGAGGGGGCGCTGGCTGCCCTGCAAGATGGCATCCGAGCCGATTCGGTGTCTTTGGTACCGCAGCTGTGGCCGAACCTCGCCGGCGCCTATGCGGGGCGCCTGTGCAACCGGGCAGTGAGCATCGCCGACAGCCCCTGCCGGGTGAAGACCGGCGCCCTGGTCGGCCTTGGCAACAAGCCGGTGGACAAGGACGGGATCCCGCTGCCACTGGCCACCCTGCAGACCCTGGAGCAAAACCGGTACTCGGTACCGATGTGGTACCCGGACTTCGACGGTACTTACTGGGCCGACGGCCGCACCCTGGATGCCGAGGGTGGCGACTACCAGGTGATCGAAAACCTGCGCATTGCCTACAAGGTGGCGCGCCGGATGCGCCTGCGCGCCATCGCCCGTATCGGGGATCGCTCGTTCAACTCCACCCCGGGCAGCACCGCCGCGGCCATCACCTACTTTGGCAAAGATCTGCGCGCCATGGCCAAGGCGACCACCATCAACGGCCAGCTGTTCCCCGGTGACATCGCGTCCCCCCAGGATGGTGACATCCGTATCCAGTGGACTGCCAAGAATCTGGTCTCGGTGTTTGTGGTGGTGCGTACCGTGGACTGCCCCAAGGGGATCACCGTCAACATCCTGCTCGATCTGAGCCTCAACAACGGGGAGGGTTAACCCGTGACCAAACGCTTTTCCGGTATCAACTTCGACACCACCCTGATGGGGGCCATGGTCCACGTCGAAAAGGCCAGCCTCTCCATCACCGACAACAGCGCGGTGGCGCAAACCCGGGGCATTCCCGATGGCTATGTGGATGGGGATGTCGCCGCCGAGTGTGAATTCGAGCTCGACACCAAGAACCTCAAGCAGCTGATCGCCGCCGCCAAACGGGCCGGCAGCTGGCGCGGGATGGAGCCGGACGATGTGCTGTTCTACGCCAGTACCGGCAGCGAGGAAATCAAGGTGGAAGCCTTCGGCGTCAAGCTGAACGTGGCCGACCTGCTCGACATCGATCCCAAGGGCGGCAGTAAGGCCGTACACAAGGTGAAAGGCATCGTCACATCTCCCGATTTCATCCACCTCGATGGCGTGCCGTACCTCTCCAAGGACGACACCCGCCACCTGATGGATTAAGGGGCGCGCCTTGGACGACATCGACCGCGCCAACCATCACGCCGCCCACATGCTGGCGGCCCAGCTGGCCAATCAGGTGGGCAAGGGGCGTTACCAGGGGGAGAGCCTGCACCACTGCGAAGAGTGCGACGACCACATCCCGGAAGGACGCCGCCGCCACATCCCCGGGGTGCGCCTGTGCGTCCCCTGTCAGACCCGCCTTGAGCGGCTGGGTCGCTAATCAGAGCAACGGACATGAACCCTATGCCAAACAAAGACCCCACCCTCTGGGCCGCCCTGCTGGCCTGGTTGATGGACAACTGGCCCACCGTCTATGGGGCACTGCTGGCGCTGGCCATCGCCTTCCTGCGCATCACCTATGCCGGTGGGCGGGGTCGCCGCCGGCTGATCGAATCCCTGCTGTGCGGCCTAATCACCCTAGCGGCCGCCACCGGCACCCAGTTGCTCGGGATCCCACAGGAAGCCACCCCGTTGCTAGGCGGCATGGTGGGACTGCTCGGGATCGACATCATCCGCGAGCGGGCCAAGACCGTGTTCAACAAGAAGGGAGACAACAATGCCGCGCAGTAACTGCCACCCACAAGTGGCCGCCTTTCTCGACCTACTCGCCTATGCCGAAGGCACCAAGGGCTTGGGGGATGACGGTTACAACAAGCTGGTCAATCCGGCGGGGTTCTTCACCGACTACCGCACCCACCCGAACGTGCTGGTACAGGTCAACAAGACCCTGAGCAGCACCGCCGCCGGCCGCTATCAGCACCTGTCCAAGCACTGGCCGCATTACCGCGACCAGCTCGGCCTGCCGGACTTCGGTCCCGCGTCGCAAGACGCCTGGGCCATCCAGCTGATCCGCGAGCGCAAGGCGCTGGACGATGTGATCAAGGGGCGCATCCCCCAGGCGGTGGCTAAGTGCGCCAACATCTGGGCCAGCCTGCCCGGTGCCGGCTACGGCCAGCGCGAGCACAAGCTGGCTGACCTGCTGACCAAGTTCACCGAGTTCGGCGGGGTACTTGCATGAGCACGCTCATCCGATTCCTGCCGGCCATCATCGGGTTTGTACTGGGCACCCTGTTGTTTACCCAAGGCGAACGGCTCACGCAGCGCACCAAGGAACTGGCCAGCGCCAATGACACCATCAACATCCTGCAGGCTGCCAACACCCAGCAAGCGACCGCCTTCCAGGAACTGCTGATACAGGCAAAGGGGTTACGTCTGCTGCTCGCCAATCAGAACGACGCACTGACAGAGCTCGACAAACAGAACAGGAAGACCGCCGATGAACTGCAAGAAGCCTTGGCCACGCCGCCGGTCGGCCGTCCGGACTGTGCTCGCGAGCCTCTGCCTGCTGGCGCTTTGCGCCTGCTCCAGCCAGCCCACCACGGTGGTGCAAACCAAGGTAGTGAAGCGACTGCCGCCGCCCGGGCTGGTGCCCCACTGCCCGGAGCCTGACTTTACGGGGAGCACCTACGGCGAGGCCGTGCGGTTTATCCCCACCCTGCAGACGGCGCTGCGCCGCTGCCAAACCCAACTCAACACCCTGAACCAGTGGATTGAACAAGAGGAAACCACCCCATGAGCAAGCAAACCATCACCCTGACTATCGCAGGCACTGACATCCGCTTTGTGCCCACCATGGTGGCCTACAACAGCTACATCAACGGGCTGTCGATGACCGACAAAGTGGCGCCGTCCCATCAGTACCTCAAGCGCATCGTCGATGCTGATAGCAAAGAGGCGCTGGATGGCCTGCTGGCCCGCCCGGGTGCGGCCCTGCAGATCGCCGCCAAGGTCAACGAGCAGTACGCCCCTGACTTGGATATCGAAGTAAAAAACTAACTGCGCGTGCCGAGGCCATCGAGCACAACCAACTGGAGCAGGTACTGGCGCTGCGGCGCCACTACCTGCCCCATGAGGATGACGAGCTCGACACCCTGGCTCGCGCCATCTGGTTAGACAAGTACCACACCCAACGCCTCGCCCACGCCGTCGCAGAGGGGATCGCCACCGCTTTCAATGGATAAATCATGGCCTCAGCGACCGAACAACTGATCATGAGAATTGCCCTGGTCGATGCCATCACTCGGCCGTTGCAGGGCATCAACAACCAGCTGAAAACGGTGAAAAACACCGCGCAGAGTGGCTTTGCCAGTATTGCAGGCGGGGGGGCCGCCATGCTGGCAGGCGGCATGGCTATCCAGAATGCGCTGATGCCCGCCATCGAGATGGACCGCGCCTTGGGCGAAGTGGCCTCGCTTGATGTAGCACAATCCGGACTCAAGGCCCTCAGTGACGAAGCGCTCAAGTTCAGCGTGGAATACGGCAAATCCGCCACCGAGTTTGTGCGGGCGTCTTACGACATTCAGTCCGCCATCGGCGGCTTGTCTGAAAGCGAATTGCCCGCCTTTACCCGAGCCTCCGCCGTGCTGGCCGCAGCCACCAAAGCCGATACAGGTACCATCACCAGTTACATGGGCACCATGTACGGCATTTTTGAACAGCAAGCAGTGGCCATGGGCAAGGCCGACTGGGTCGAGGCGGTCGCAGGCAAAACCGCTACTGCGGTTCAGATGTTTAAGACCACCGGCCAGGGAATGGCGGATGCCTTCCAGGGCGTGCAGTCCACTGCCACCTCGCTAGGGGTGTCGATGGATGAACAATTTGCCGTATTGGGTATGTTGCAATCCACCATGGGTGGTGCCGTGGCGGGTACGGCGTACAAGTCATTCTTGTCCGCTATTCCCAAAGCAGGGAAAGGGTTGGGTTTGAGCTTTTACGATGCCTCTGGGGCCATGTTGCCGATGGTGGATATCCTGGAGCAGATCAAAGGGAAATTTGGCGATCTGGAGGGGGAAGACATCGGCAAGATCAGCGCAGCCTTCGGTGAAACAGCAACCCCGGTCATTTTGAACCTGCTGGAAAAAACTGACCAGCTCAAGGGCAATATCAACGCATTGGGCAGCACCACCGGTATGGGCAAGGCGGAGAAAATGGCCGCAGACATGACAGACCAGTGGCAGCGGGTCGAATCGGCTTGGTTCGCGATCCGGGCCGCCGCCTTTGGTGCCGTGCTGCCAACCATCAATAAGGTAGTGGGTGTATTCGCCGATGGTGGTGCTCTCGTGTTGCGCTGGACTAGGTTGTTTCCTCATCTGACCAAGGTCATCAGCTACACCATGCTGGCGATTGCGGGCCTTGGTGTGGTCACTGGAGCCTGGATGGTACTGGCCGGGATTGCCAAGCTGGTGACGCTGGCGTGGGCACTGACGCTGGGCAGATTGAAGATTGCCTCATTACTAGCCCGAATGGGCACCATTCTGAGCACCGCCGCCATGGTCGTCTGGGTCATTGTGTGTGTGCTGGCCAAGATCACCGCGTTTGCCTTTACTGCGGCACTTTGGGCCGTCAGTGCCGTGCTGTGGGTGGTCAAGCTGGCGCTGGGGATCGGGGCCTGGCTGGCATGGGCCGCCGTGGTGCTGTTGAGCAAAATGACCATTTTTGCCTTCAACGCGGCGCTCGTGGTCCTCAGGGGAACGCTGACTCTGCTTCGTGGTGTCATGCTGGCAGTCAATGCCGTGATGCTGGCCAACCCTGTCATCTTGATTGTGATGGGGATCATCGCGTTGATCGCTGCCATCGTCCTTGGCATCTACTACTGGGACGAGATCAAAGCGGCCATGGCCGACATGGGAGTGTTCGAACTGATGACAGCGGCCATTGATGGCCTCAAAGCCGGCTGGGCCAGCTTTATGGACTTCATGAGTAATCTGAGCCCATTTCAGCTACTGGGCAATGCGGTGGATTGGCTGATCGACAAGCTCAACATGATCCCCGGCGTCAATATCGAGATGGGATCTACGCCTGCTTTGGCCCTACCAAACGCCGGGGGTATCAACGCGCCGCTGAGCAGCTATCGTCAGCAGAACCAGAGCAAGGTACCCGCTGGCGGTCTGGGTCAACAATTGATCCAGGCCAATGCCGTCGCGACCAGCGCCAACCAAAAACCATCGAGGAGCCTCACCACCGGCGATGTGTATATGAATGTGCAAAACCCGCTATCACCAGGCGAACTAGAGCAAGAGCTATGGATGACAACCCGCGGATGAGCGAACCAAAGTACATCGACATTTTGGTGGTTAACGGAGCCTGGCAACTCGATGCCGGTGGCCAGCCCCGTTACACCCAGGACCGCCACAGCATCGGCCAGGACATCAAGCACCGGATCATGGAGTCGGGGCTGGCCCGCAAGCTCATCGGCGAGCGCAGCCCTACCTTGCGCGCCGATGTGATGACCGAGATTGAGCTGCTGGTCGAGAACGACGAGCGACTGGTACCCGGCACCATCGTGATCCGCGAAGAGGCCCCCGAGCGGGTGCTGGTCACCGCCCGCACCTATGAATTCGGCGATTTGGAGGTAACCCTGTGAACCTGCGCCCGAACGTGGACTTTATGGCCCTGCTGGCAGAGACCGGCATCCCGACCACCGAGCAGGCCATGGAGGCCGAGCTTAAAAAAGAGGTCGAGGCCGCCGGCTCCCTTATCACCAATGACTCTGATGTGAGCCCCTTCTGGCGACTGGTGCGCGGCGTGGTGATCACCCCGGCGCTCTGGCTTGTCCGCACCCTCTTGGCTGGTCATGTGCTGCCCAACACCTTTGCCGCCACTGCCGAAGATACTTATCTCGACCTCAAAGCGTGGGATGTGGATCTCACCCGCAAAGGCGACCAGAAGACCCGAGGGGTGATCAACTTCGTCAAGGTGAACCCGAGCGAAGCCACCGCCATCCCGGCCGATATCTGGATCAGCACCGAGCGCATCAACGGCACCATCTACCGGATGAAGCCGGTACAGGCAATGGTCAGCCCTGCCGGTGAAGCGGTGGCCCGCGTGGTGTGCGAGGCCGAGTTCGCCGGCGCTGCCTGGAATCTGGCCCCGGGCTATTACAACCTGCTGAGTGAACCGGTGACCGGCATCCTCTCGGCTCGCAACGATGACAAGGAGTGGATCACCACCCCGGGCGCCGATGCCGAGAGCAACGATGCGCTGGGCCTGCGCATCAAGAACCAGTTCTCGGCAGTGGGGCGCTATCACATCGATGCCGTCTATCGCTCGATGCTGGCCAGCGTCGCGGGTATTCGCGCTGATCATATCTTCTTCGAGCACTATGCCCCGCGCGGGCCAGGTACCGCCAATGCCTACATCCTGCTGGAAGTAGGGACCACACCGGCCAGCCTCATCAGCAAGCTTAACGACTACGTGACCAACCAGGGCAACCACGGCCATGGCGATGATCTGCAGGTGATGGCGATGCCGGAAACCGAGCACTCCCTGCACCTTGAACTGTGGCCCGTCGATAATCTTAGCGAGCCCCAGCGGGCCGCCCTGGTCGCGGGGGTCAGGCTGCTGGTCAATGCGGCGTTCCGGCTGTCGGCTGACTATCCGACCGTGACCCGCACATGGCCGCAGTCCCGTTTCTCCTTAAGCCAGCTGGGCCGCGAGCTGCATCAGGCATTCCCCGAGATCAGGAGCCTGCACTTCACCGAGCTGGATATCCTCTCGGGGCTCGCCATCCCGCGCCTCTCGGGGCTGGAGGTGACGCTCCATGAATAAAACCACCGGCATCGACCATCTGAGCGCCGCGCCCCAGCTGCCGGAAAGCACCGCCCCGTGGTGGGAAGATGGCAAGAGCATCGCGGACGGGGTGCAGGAGCCCGCCTTTTTGGCCCGGGGCATCATGGCCCTGTGGCGCCGCCTGCGCGGCTGGCTGGTGCAGCCGCTGGCGCAACAAGACCCGCTGACCTGCTCCGAGTCCCTGCTGGCACTGCTCGCCTGGGAGCGGGATATCACGCGCTTCAAGGGTGAGCCGCTCGACCTGTTTCGCAAACGGGTGAAGTTCGCCTTCATCAACGCCAGAGATGCGGGCGGTACCGCAGGCTTTGTCGATATCTTTGGCCGGTTCGATATCCCCCTGCGCGCCCAGATGGAGCGCATCAACGGCATGGATTGGGACATCATCCTGTTGTTGCTCGATGAGCACAGCGACCAACTGACGGAGCGGCTGGCCCACGAGCTGGTGAAGCAGTACCGCCGCACCTGTCGCCGCTATGACGTGGGCGTGACCGCGTTCACCGACCAGCAGCAGTTGGGCTGCGCCGAGTTTTCGGCCAGCTATCAAACCATCACCGCATCAACGGATGTCGAGCTGGCCGGTTCGGTCTGGGGGCATTGCGTGAGAGCTGCCCAGCCGATCTCTGCCAGCTATGTAACTACGGAGGCTAAATGGCCGAAATCCTGAATCGGGGGATGATGCTCATCACCCAGAATCTCGCCCTGAACGTGGCCACCCACATCGACAAGATGGTGCTGGCCTACAAGCCGGGGTTGAACTACACCGACCCGGTGAATCCGGATGAACCGGATCCCGCACCGGGAGAAATCAAATATCGGGGACCGGTCACCAGGGCCTCCGCGATCTCGCCGGACAAGGTGGTCTATTCCCTGCTGCTGGAACCGACCGTGGGGCCGTTTACTTTCAACTGGATGGGACTGGAAGCCCGCGATGGCACCCTGGTCGCGGTCTCCTATTTGCCTGATACGGTCAAGGTGGCCAAGGATGCCAACCAGCCAGGGGATACCCTGATCCGCAACTTCATTCTGGCCTTCGCCCGCGCCAGCGCCGCGCTGGATGTGACCATCACGCCGGAGACATGGCAGTTTGATTTCACTGACTACATCAACACCGCGATCAGCGATGGGCTGCGCACCGGGTTCAGTGCATCGGCGATCACTGCCGACAGTTCGCTGCCCGCCAACGGGAAATACCCGTCACACCTGAGATTTATGAAACCGGCCGCTGTGACCCTGGATGAAACATGGCCGGACGGTAGCCGCCTCGGCGTGATTGTCGATCACGGCGTGGATATGGCGGCAGGGGATTGCATCATCCGGCTATCGACAGGCTCCATCAGCACGCCACAGGGAGCTGATCAGCTAGTTCGGATTATCGAACCGGGTCGCGAATTTGTATTTGAAAAAATCAACGGAACATGGAGGGTCAGCTAATGATCGATTTAGGCGCAGCGGCCAGCAGTCAGGTCGGTGAGATGATGTTTCTACCGAGCTCTAGGCCGTTGCTAAAAAACGTAGGCCTGGAGTTTTTACGCAGCGGGGTGATCATGCCGGCAGTAGACTACAGTGATTTCCCAGCATGGCTGCAGGGGAAGACAATCAAGAGTTGGCAAGCACATCCGCCAACAGCAATATTCAATAGCTGGAGAGGCATTGCATTCGGCAACGGAACATTTGTTGCTGTAGGGGTTGTTAACTTTAATAGCTTCGCCGACATATCCAGCGATGGTATTGCGTGGACACGTCGCCCCATGAATGTCACTGGAGGGGTGACATCTATCGCATTCGGTAACGGAACATTTGTTGCATTGACAAGCACAAATGATGTGGCCACGTCTACCGATGGTGGAGTTACATGGTCCCGCCGCCTAATCGTTGAGAGTGCTAACTGGAGTGCAATCGCCTACGGCAACGGAAAATTTGTTGCCGTTGGTGTGGGGGCTGGCAGCGTCGCTGTGTTAGCAACATCACCTGACGGAATCACATGGACGAAACAAGTTGTCCCAGTCAGCGACTGGGCCACGGCTGCCACAAATCTGACCGTAGTTTTTTGCGGTGATCGTTTTTTTGTGCACGGACGTGGCTCGCCAATATCTGTCTCGTCATCACCCGATGGAGTCACATGGACAAAACTAACGCTACCTTTGACACCAGCCTCCATCTCCTATGGAAATGGCGTTTATGTGGCCGAAACCTCCGCGGTATCAGCTGTATCAGAGGATGGTTACGCATGGGTCAAACGTAGCGCCCCAGCACTGTCGGCTGGTCAACTAATTTTCGGCGCTGGTGTTTTTGTGGTGATTTCAGGAGATAAGGTTCACACATCAACAGATGGCATTAATTGGGTCTCTCTCACCACGCAGCATTCATATAGCTCCATCGCATTCGGCAACGGAACATTTGTTGCGCTGTCAGTCAGCACAAATAAAAATTTTAGTGCTACGACATCTGTGATGGATTTTATTGGTACGGATCAATTCACACCCAATTTATATCTGAGGATAAAATAATGGCCGACTCCGACTACGTGATTATCGATGGCCCCGGATCCCAGAACGCAGCTCCACACTCTATCTCTCTGCGCTCAACGCTCTCTCTGGAACAGCGAGTAAAGCTGGAGGCGCTGGCCGAAACCAGCGCCTTGGCGCGTGTCATCATCGCCGATCTGGACAGCCCTGTAACGCCAGCGCGTCTGGCGGCGCTGGCTGAACTGGGGGTGTTCGAGTCAATGGAAACTACTCACTGATGTGGACTCCATCCACTATGAAGTATCCGCCATCGCTAACCGCTATCAATCAGCGGTGCGCGAGTGTGCTGGGTCAGATTTCAGGCAACCAGTCAGCCGCGGTAAACCGCCTGCAAGGACTGGCGGGGCGGGCTCAATACCGGCCCCACCCGCTCAGCGAGGCCGCCGCCGCGCTGGCAGGGTTACGGGGTGAGCTGGACCGCCTACTTGTTATCGGACGCTGCTTGACCGTGACCCCCTATCAGCATGGGGTGGGCCAGCACCAGGGCAACCAGTACAGCCTGGCCGCCCCCAATGCGGTGGCGACCCTTGCCGCCAAGCTGCAAGACGGGGCCGATCCCCTGCTACCAACTGGCCAGCTGCACGCCATCGCCTGGCTGGTCACCGGCAACAGCGAAACAGCGCTGGCCGATGCGTTGGCGCCGCTTTGCGCCATCCTGCCCCTGCCGGAGTGGTGCGCCACTCTGCGCCGCCTCACCGCCCACAACGACACCATGAGCCAGCCCACCGCCGCCAAGGTGCCACGCTGGAAAGCAGACGAACCGCTGAGTTGGGATCCGCTGCGCCCTGCCAGCATGGCACTGGGGGCCGAGCTGGCCCAGCTGGAGAGTCTGGCGCAAGACGGTACCACCCCGATCGCCAAGCTGGCTTCACTGGCGGCCCGGCGCGAGGAACGGCTGGCGGCGATGGAGAAAGCACTCAACCAACTGGCCTCCATCAGCGGCCAGTTGTGGCACTGGCAGGGGCAAGGCGATGCAGCAAGCATCGCCGCCCAACTGGGCCAGAGCAGCCCGCCAGATCATAGCCATAGCATGACGGTCGGCGCGCTGCTGATCTCCCCCTCCCCGCTCACCTTCTGGCAGGAGTTAACCCGATGAGCAGAACAGCCATGCTCACCCTGGACGGTGAGCCGATTGTGATGAAGTCGATGCGGATCTCTGTATCGATGCAGTTTCAGGACAAGGACAGCAGCGGCCAAACCAGCTCGACCAGCAGCTCGGAGCAGGGCGAGAAGGCCAAGGAGCTCGATATCTCGGGCCTTGTCCCCTTCAAGGATGAACAGACCCTGAGCCGGCTGTTTGAGCTGGCCGATGCCAAGGGCGATGGCGGCAAGCGCCATATCTACCGGGTCGGGTCGCTCTTGGCCAAGTCGGTGAAGGTGCGCCAGGCCAAGTTCGCCGGCCGTATCACCGCCAGCGAGCAGGAGGGGCTGCTGGCGTGGCAAGTGCAGTTCACCCTGCGCGAACACAACTCGGTACCGGAGAAGCGGGAGCAGCGGATGCCAAAAGCACCGGCCACCGTGGGCCAGGGCACAGCGAACGCCAAACCGGCCAAGCCGTCAGAAGGGGCGCCCGCTTCCGAGCAGGAGCAGCTGGCCGGCTGGGAGCGTGCGGCCAAGGAGTGGGATAACATACTGGGAGACCTGATGGCGTGAAACTCTCGACCAACCTCACCCTGGGCGGCCAGCCTGCCAACCTCATCGACCACGATATCGTGCTGGATCTCTGCGCGGGCGGCCGTGCTGCACTGACCATCGAGGGGGGCGCCGATAAGGGGAAAACCCTGACCGTGGATCTCGGCTACAACGGCGAGCTGCGCCGCTGGTTTACCGGTTACGTGTATGACGTGCAACCCGCCAGCAATGGTGCCAGCAAGCTGCTGTGCCGCGAGCTGGCCGGTATTCTGGGCAGTGCCTTCCCGGTCAGCATCCAGCATGCAACCTTGCGCAGCCTGCTGGCATGGTTGAGCAACCAGACCAAACTCACCTTTTTGCTGCCAGATGGGGCCGACTACACCGACAAGCCGATCCCCAACTTCACCAGCGCCGGTACCGGCTATCAGCTGCTGAACAACGCGGGGCGCGCCTTTGCTGTGCCGGACTTCATCTGGCATCAGCAACCGGATGGCGCCATCTTCGTGGGCAGTCACGCCCACAGCAGATGGGCCGATCGGGCGGTAGAGCTGGATCCAGCTTTCTCCAGCCGCCAAGCAGGCAATACCTTCACCACGGCGCCGATCCCGGCTATGCGCCCGGGCGCACTCGTCAACGGCAAGCGGGTGGTGCGGGTGCGCCTCAAGGGCGACGAGATGACCCTCACCACGGCAACACCCGGCAAACCGGTGAAGTCGCCGGAACGGCGCAAGATGGAGGGGGAGTTCCCGGAGCTGGCCGACAATATGCACCTGCCCAAGTTAGGGCGGGTCGAGGCCATCAGCGACAGTGCGGCCGCCGGCCAGCTCAATGATCCGTTTCGCCCGCGCTATGCGGTGGACGTGCAACTGCTGGGTGAAGATGGCCAACCGGACAAGGCAACCCCACTCTATCGCGCCGTGCCGCTGCCGGTGATGTTCGGCGGACACGAGCAGGGGCTGCTGCAGTTCCCCATCGAGGGGACCATCGTCGAGCTGGGGTTTGCCTTCGGCCGCGCTGACAGGCCATTTATTCGCACCGTGCTGGGTACCGGCTGGCCACTGCCGGATATCGCCCCGGGCGAACAGCTCCAGCAGCAGCGGGCGGAAGTGTTCAGCCGTACCGACACCGTGGGCAACCAGAGCCGCCATACCGACCGCACTCAGCATGACAAGGCGATGCAGATGCACCGCGAGGCTGACGAATACCTGGGCGAGTTTGGCCAGCACCAGCTCACCACCCTGCAGCACAGCGTGGAGCAGATCGGGGCAATGAAGCGCATCGAGGCGCTCGGGGCCATCGAGCTGCTGGCAGGTGATGACATGGTGCTGGGGTGCCTGGGCAACATGAGCCAGACCGCTGCGGGGGATATGGTGGAGGTGATTGGGCAACTGCGGCGCAGTGTGGCCGGTGAGCTCCAGCACTACGATGCACCCCGTTCGTGGATGGGTACCGAAGGCGTGAACATATTCCGCCTGTTGCTACAACTGATGAACGTGGTGGAGCAGCTGGCCGCCTCTGCTGCTAACCATGATCACGGCGGCCCGCCACCTGTCCCACCATATGCCAACGCATTCAGCAGCCAGAGCAAGCAGGCCGGCCAGTTGGCCACCACCCTCTCGCCCATCATCGAATAGGGATACACAGATGATCTCACTCACCATCAATCAGAGCTCCATGCTCAACGTGCTGGAGCGTCTGGATGCGGCGTCGCTACCACCTGCGAAACGCCGGCGCATCACCCAGCAGATAGGCCGCGAGGTGGCCAAAGTGAACCGCCAGCGCATCCGTGCCGGCAAAGCACCGGATGGGACAAAGTGGGCACCCACCAAGAGCAAACGCAAGCACAAGCAGCTCGCGGGCCTCTCCAAGCGTCTGCGCTCTCGCGGTACCGAGGATGCGGCCATCATCGACTTTGACTCCCGCTTTGCGGGGATGATCGCCAACCAGAACCACCAGGGGATGTCACAGCCATTCACTGCAGCGCCGCCCAAGCCAGCACAACCGAGGAAGTCAGAACAGGGCAAGAAGAAGGAACCCTTCAAGCCAACAGATAGCCCTTGCACCCGTAGCCAGGCACAGCGTCTGCGGGCGCTGGGGTACAAGGTGCTGTCAGACCGGGGCGCTCGCCGCCGCTACCGCAAACCCTCCCTCAAGTGGATACGGGAACACGTCAGTGTTACCCGGGCTGCCATCCTGATCAGGACCACCACTGGAGAGACCAGGAAGAACCGCTGGACGGTAGAGACTCCCGCCCGCCCCATGCTCCCCCAGGCCAACAACGACGAACTGCTGGCCATCGCCGCCAAGGCATTCAAGAAGATGGGATGGGGCGCCGGCCAGTAA